TTAAAAATAATTATTAATTATTTTAGTTGCTCTTTTCATCATGTCATCAGTTACATGTGAGTAAACATTTAGTGTCATTTCTACTGTATGTCCAAGCAGTTTGGCAGTAGTTTTAAAATCAATACCATTCTGTATTAAATTAGTAGCGTAAGTATGCCTTAATTCATGAACACTTATGTTAAATCCTATTCGTACATATTCTCTGATTAAATTGCTAGATGTAGAAGCAGTATTTTTATACTTAAAAATCCTATTATCTATGTTTATAGGGTTTTTATTTTTATATTTTTTTAGTTCAGTAACTAATACATAAGGAATGGGGATTGATCTATTAGAGTTTACTCCTTTAACATCAACGAAGGAATATTCCCCCTTTTTATTTAAATTCCATTGTTTATTTATTACAATAATATTATTTTCAAAATCAATATCATTCCAAGTAAGAGCTAAAATTTCACCAATTCTAGCACCAGTTTTTAAAGCAATTAGACTTATTAAATAATGATTTGGGTTAGATATATTTTCAAGCAATCTAGTTTGTTCTTTTAAAGTTAAGGCTGTTTTAGTATTGCTTTGCTTATCTTTATAATATCTTATATGTGATATTGGATTTTTTTGAATTATCCCTTGGTTAATTGCTTCATTGAAAAATATATTTAATTTTTGTAAATAAGTTTTAATAGTTGAAGTTGTTAAGCCTAATTTAATCATATTGTTGACACAATCTTGAATATGAATAGTAGTTATTTTATTAATCTTTAAATTATTTAATGCTGAAAAATGTTTTAAAGAAGTATTATATCCTCTCATTGTTAAATAAGAAACACTTAAACTTAAACTTTTTTTATACATAGAAACAAAGGATTCAAAAGTTAAATCTTTTAGTTCAGTAGCTACAGGATTGATTGCTTTAATCTCTTGTAAAACTTCATCAGCCCATGTTTTAGCATTTTTCTTTCCCATTCTTGTATTAGAAAAACCTTGTTTACTTTTTTGTTTCCATTTTCCATTGTTATCTTTATAACTAATAATGGTTTGCAATCCATTGTTTTTCTTTCTGTAAGTAATGTTATATTCAAAATCCATAAAAATCACTCCTTGTTTTAAATACTTTAAGCATATATACGAATATACGTTCTTGATGAATTTATAAAATTAACCAGTTAACTATTAATAAACTGGATTTGTATTTTAATAAATATATTTATCATTAAATATCTCATAAAAACCAAAACTAGGTTCAAATCTAACAAAATATTTATCGAATTTTTTGCCTATACCATATTTATTTTTAAAATCTAAAATAATATTATTTAAGTGTTTTTCTGTAATATCATAGAATTCTGCTATTTCATAGATGTTTTTACACCCGTGACAATATGCATAAACTAAATCTAAAGGTTCTAATATGAATTTATAACCCTCTCTACGAGCAGTTAATTCTTGTTTTCTATTTTTTAATTTAGATTGATGCGTAATATCACCATAAGTTTTAACATGATGTCCCAGCTCTTCAGCTAAAACACCATGTTTTTGTTTTTCTGTTAATCTTGAATTTATTAAAATTTTATTATTGTTATAATATCCACACTCTTCATCAGTTTCAAAATCTATTTCTTTAACTTTTATACCCAGTTTTTCAGCTTTAACTAATAGTTTTTCATATTTGGTCATGTAATCATCCCCCAAAGACTACTTTTCTTTGTCCATTTCTTCAAATATAGCTTTAGCTTTTTTTAGATTTTTCTTTTTAGTTTTTTCATCTAATCCATCATCATGAGCAGCGAAAGCATAATCTTCTTTAGTTACAGTATTTTTAATTTCTATGTATTTAGTCATTTCAATTAAATCATTACTGTATTCTATTAATTTTTCTTTTCCTAAATCATTTAATTTATTGTAGTTTTCTAATAATACTGTTTCCTCTTTGGATAAATTAGAACTAGTATTATTAAAAGGTTCTTTATTAATTTTGTTATTAACTTCTGTTTTTTTATTAATTGTATTATCAATATCCCAACCCATTATTAAAGCAGGGGATACATTTAATGCTTTAGCTAGTGCAACTATATTATCACGTTTTATATTTTCAATCATTCCAGTTTCCCATTTTCTAACGGTACTTTTGCCTACACCAACCATTTTTCCTAATTCTTCATATGTAAGACCTAATTCTAAGCGTTTTTCACGTATTATATTTTTTATTTCCATATTCTCAACTCCTTGTTAACATTATATTACAAAAGTGTCCTTTATGCAACTTTAAAATAAAAAAAACAAAAAAAGTGTCTTTATAGGGTTGACAGTATTTTAAAATGGTACTATACTAAAGGTGTCTTGATGAGACACAAAGGGGGATGAGTAAATGAATGTTAATTTATTAAAATCACAAATTGCACTTCGTGGAAAAACTATTAAGGAAATTTCAGAAAAATTGAAGATAAGTAAATCAGCAATGTATCGAAAGATGTATGGTAAAAGTGAATTTACCAGAGCAGAAATCTCTATTTTGATTGATTACTTAGAAATTAATTTTGAAAAAGCAATAGAAATTTTTTTTGCTGAAAAAGTGTCGTATGAAGAAACTTAGAAGGAAAGGAAGTGTAAGAATGAATCAATTAGTAAAAATTAATAACACTGATTTATTAGTAAAAGAATTTGATGGACAAAGAGTAGTAACTTTTAAAGACATTGATTTATTACATGAAAGATCAGAAGGAACTGCTGGAAGAAACTTTAGAGAAAATAAAAAACACTTTATAAAAAATGAAGATTATTTTTGCATTAAGAGTGAACAGTTAAAAAATTTTAAACAGGCGACGAATTTCGTCGGCAGTAATACAAAAGAAATTATTCTTATTACAGAAAGTGGCTACTTAATGTTAGTAAAGTCACTTCAAGATAATTTAGCATGGAAAGTCCAAAGAGAATTAGTTAATAACTATTTTAGGATTAAAAAAGTTATTAATAATCAAAATTCATTGATTGAATTTAAAGGAGAGATAACAACATTTATAAATGAGATACTTGAGAACAAGCTACAAGAAGCAAGAGAATATTACAAGATAAAGAGTAAATCTAAAAGTGATATAAGCTCTTACATTAAAAAACGTCTTGGAATTATAAGAGCGGATGATGAATATGAACAGGTTAAAGCAAGAGTATTTTTATTACTAGGCATTAGTAAGTGGGAAGACTTAGACATAGATAATTATAAGAATGTATTGCCAGTTATAGATGAAAGCATAAGAGTAATAAAACTTGATAGACCACAGCAAGTTACTATATGGGATTAGGGAGAGATAGTTTATGGAAGAAAAATTACTGTCAATTAAAGATTTATCTGCAAGGTGGCAGAAAGATGAAGGAACAATTAGAAGATATGTAAAGGAAAAAATATTAAGCCCATGTAATGGCGTTCCAGGAATGATGTTTCATCCTAAATATATATCAGAACTTGAAGGAGTTGAACTTGAAAAACATTCTACATTTGAGTTCAGAAAATTACAGCAAGAAAACACAAGGTTAAAGCGAGAACTTGAAGAATTAAAGAAACTTTTACGGGAATATCAAGTAATAAGTGCTAAGAGTCTTTCAGTTTTAACATAATAACAAGTATAAATAAATTAAGTAATTTTGACAATTAAGTATATTAGGTCAATTAATAGAAGCTAATATTTTCATAATTTATTTTAAGGAGATAAAAATATGATTAATTATGAATTTGTGATTGATATTGGACCAAATAAAGAAACTATTAAGGAATTTCATAGAGGAATTGCAGAAGATTTAATTGAGAATTTTGGAGAAGAAACTATGAAAGAAGTAGTTAGACAAATTAAAGAAAAAGACATGATAAAAAAACAATAAGATAACAGGCTGAAATGCCTTTAAGAAAATGATTAACATAATTTATTATTAGTCAAGCTGTAGGAAATACACAGAACCCACTACAGGCTAAGAGGGAGTATTGGAACAATAAATTTAAATTAATAGGAGGAAATTAAAATGAATAATCAATTACAAATTTTTAGAAATGAAAATTTAAATTTACAAGTCAGGACAATTCAAAATGATGATGGAAGCATTTTAGTTAGCGCTGAAGATACTGCTATTGGATTTGGATGGACAAAGACAGAAACTAAAGGAACTAAAAAATATACATCTATTAGATGGGAAACAATTAATAACTATTGCAAGGATTTGGGTTTCGACAATAAGTTGGCGAAAGAAGATTACATTCCAGAAAGTCTGTTTTATATGTTAGGAATGAAAGCTAATAATAAAGCAGCTCAAGATTTTCAAAAGTGGTTAGCAGTTGAGGTAATACCTTCTATAAGAAAGACAGGATCATACCAAATGCCAAAAATGTCAAAAGAACTTAAAGCAATATTTGCAATTGATGAAAGAACAGTTGAATTAGATAGTAGAATCACTAAATTAGAAAATAATACAACAATAGATTATTCACAACAGGAAGAATTAAGAACTCTTGGAACTAAAAAAGTAGTTGCAATATTAGGTGGAACAGATGCACCAGCATATAAAGAACTTAATAAGAAGGTATTCAGCAGTTTTTGGAGAGATTATAAAAGAAAACTTGAAGTTAATTCATATAAGAATACATTAGTAAAAGATTTTGAAACAGGAAAACAAGCTATCATAAATTGGTGTCCAAGCAAGGAAGTATCTTTTATGATTAGAGGGTGTAATGCTCAAATGAGAATGTAAGATAAGAGACTTTATATTAAATCTTTTATCTTAACATAATAACAGAATTTTACCATATGTTAGGGGAAATAAAAAATATTAGGAGGAATGTAAAAATGAAATCAACAGGAATTGTAAGAAAAATGGACGAGTTAGGAAGAATAGTAATTCCAATGGAACTAAGAAGGAACTTAAATATTGAAGAGAAGGACCCACTAGAAATTTACGTAGAAGGAGATAACATAATTTTAAAAAAGTATACTCCTGGATGCGCTTTTTGTAAAGAAGTTAATAACTTGGTTGTATTTCCAAATTCTAATGTAAGGATTTGCTCTAGTTGTCTAGCAAAAATAAAAAATATCTTATAAGGAGGATTAACATGGAAGATGTAAATTTGTATGTAAACTTGCTTTTTAAGAAGAGACATAAGGTATCTATTGTAAAGAGAATAAAAAGGATTTTAGGGTTATGAATAATCCAAGAAAGCTAAATGTTAGACACAAAAGATTCTTAAGTGAACAGGGATATAATCCAAAAGATTTCTTAATAGTGAGTGAGGGATATGACTATTATACATTTTACAGCAAAGTTATTAAGAAGATATTTGATATAAGGAGGTAGTGATGGGAAAGTTAGCAGATTATGCAGATCAAGCAAAAGAAGTAGAAAGATTGGTTCAAGAATGTGGACATAGCATAAAAGAAGCTTTAAAAATTGTAAAAGAAAAATATTCAAGCAAGGAGGAAGAAAGGCAATGAAGGAGAACTGGTTTGCATTATATTTAGCTGTAGTTGGAGAAAAAAGTTTAGATACTGCTTTAGGAATAATGGGAATAAGACCTAAAAGAGAATATATTAAAAATTCTAATTTAAAGTTAGATAATAGCGCAGTTAAATTAATAGAATTTCTTAAACTAGAGCATACATGGGAAGAAATAGGAGAAATGTGTGGAGTTACGGGAGATTATTTAAGAAACAAGGTTAAAAATTATAAAGCTACCAAGAACTCCGACCAAAGCGTTCCTAGTAGCACAGCAAAAATTTCAATTTCATTATACCACAAAACTGGAGGGGTGCAATGGTAAGTGTTAAAAGATTTAAAGAAAAATCAGCAGTAGTTAGTAGCATAGTAGAAGATGTAGTAAATGCATTATCTGTTAAAACCCCAGATTTAGCTAAGGATTTAGAAAACAATTATAGCGAGCTTTACAGTATGATTTTAGATTCATGTGAAACATGGGATTGTGTTTTATCAGATATAGAGAAATAAGGAGGAATTTAGATGGCAGATTCTAAAAAAGTTGAAACAAATAAATTAAATATATATCAAAAATTACAAAAGAGCAGAGTTGATTTACAAGGTAAGAAACTAAAAAAGACAGGAGTAAACAAGTATTCTAACTATGATTACTTTGAATTAGGTGATTTCCTTCCAAGCATAAATGAAATATGTAATGCAAATGGACTAGCTACAATATTTCATTTTACATCTGAACTAGCAACATTGACCGTTGTTGATGTAGATAACTTAGAAAGTAAATTAGAATTTACAACACCAGTTGAAATTGCAAGCTTAAAAGGATGTAGTAGTATTCAAAATATTGGAGGTACTCAATCGTATGCTAGAAGGTATCTTTATATAATGGCTTTTGAAATAGCTGAATCAGATATAGTGGATGGCGGAGAAATAGACCAAGATTCAGAACATGGAAAGAAAAAAATAGATAAAGCAGCAGCTTTTGTTATTAATAAATTAATAGATGAAACAAAAACTGAAAAAAGCAAATTTTTAGAGTGGATTGGAGTAGCTAAAGTTGAAGATATAACAAATGATTGCTTAAGTACTTGTATGAGTCAATTAAATAAGAAAAAGGAAGCTATGCAAAAAGCAGCTCAAAAAAATAAGAATGAATTTCCAGAAGAATTAAATTTATAGGGGTGTAAAGAATGAAGGAATTAGAAGTAAATAAACAATTGCCAGTTATTAAAACAAATTATGAAGATGTAAAAGCATCTTTAACTGAAACAATGAAGAAATATAAAGGAATAGTTGTTACAGAGGAGAGCCTTCAAGATTGCAAGGCTACTCAAAAGGAACTTGCAGGACTTAGAAATAAGATTGATGGATTTAGAAAAACAGTAAAAAAAGAAATGGAAGTACCTATTAAAAGTTTTGAAAGTCAATGTAAAGAATTAATAGGACTTATAGCAGATACAGAACAACCTATTAAGGATGGAATAAATGTTTTTGATAACAAACGTAGAGAGGAAAAGAAGCATCAAGCAGAAGAGCTTATAAAGACTTATATTTTAGAGCTTGAACTTAATGAAAAGTATTCAAAGCAATTAACTGTAATAGATAAATATTTAAATTTATCAGCTAGTAAAAAAAGTGTTAAAGATGATATTTGTTCAAGAGCAGGGGCGTTAAAGTTACAACAGGATGCAGAGATAAGAGAGCTAGAACAATTAAAAGCCAGTATTGAAGTTTATGTTAATGCTGCTAATGCAGATATAAATACAAAGCTTAAAGCTGATGATTTCTATAAATATATTAAATATGGACATGACATAACAAGAATTTCAGCTCTTATAAAAGAACAACATGACAAAATTAAAGAAGCTGAAAATCCAAAGCCAGTTGAACCGCCTAAAGAAGAAAAAACTGTATCTACAGTTAAACAAGAAGTGTCTATTCCAGTAGATATTAAGCAAAAATCACCACAACCGTTAAAAGAAGAAAAATTTTATTTCTATGAGTTAAAGGTAATTGCTAATAAGGAGAATATGCTTGAATTAAATAAGCTTCTAAAAACTCCAGGATTTAAATATGAAGTGGTAAATCAAGGAATAGTTAATAAGTAGGTGAGTTCATGAATGAAGGGTGGATAAAACTTCATAGATGTTTATTTGAAAAAGCTATATGGCAAAATTCTACACCAGAACATAAGGTTATTCTTATCACCCTTCTAGGAATGGCTAATCATTCTGGTAGAGAATGGGAGTGGAAGGGTAAACAATTTAAAGCAAATCCAGGTATGTTAGTAACTTCACTTGAAAGCATTTGTAACAAGTGTGGTAAAGGAATTTCAATACAAAATGTACGTAGTGCACTAAAAAAGTTTGAAAAATTCGAATTTCTAACACAAGAAGTAACAAAGACAGGAAGGCTCATAACCATAGTAAATTGGGGACTTTACCAAGGTGGAAAAGAAGAAGGTAACAAACAAACTAACAAAGAGGTAACAAACGACCAACAAAGCACTAACAAAGAGCCAACAAACAGCCAACAAACAGGTAACAAAGAGCCAACAACTAACAAGAATGATAAGAATATAAAGAATGTTAATAATGACAAAGAATATGAAGAAGGAAAAGAAATATACACAACTCAACTCCATCTTTCTTTTCCTACTCAGATTCATGAATTAATATTTAATCAATTTGGAGAAACAAGTTATAGAACATGGTTTGAAGATTCAACTATAGAAGATAATGACAATTTAATAATTATATCTGTTAAAGAAAAATTTAAGCAGCAGATAATACAGGACAAATATTTAGAGACTATTAAAACAGTAACAGGAAAAGAAATTGAAATTACAGGAGGAGTTTAAATGAAATTCAAAGAGCTTAAGTCAGATTGCAATAAAGTTGATGTATTAATAAATAAGTGGTTAAAGGAAAATCCAAGCGTAAAAGTTATGGATATTAATTATACAGCTAACAATTTTGGAAGTCATGTGTTGATTAGCTATGAAGAGTAA